AAACTAGTCCTCTGGATGCAATGCGTAAACTTGGTTATGAAGGAGCTTAATATGGATTATATCGAACAAGTCATTGCTGATTTCGTAGAAATCGGTTACACTGAAAAAGAAGCAACCGCCCTCGCATGGGCAAAATTCGTGGAGGCAATATAATGGATTATATTTCTAAACTACAATCAGACTATACATTCTTTACAGATATGTTGAAGTCTCTAGAACGAAAGAAAAAGAAAACCCCTGGCAATGGATTCGCAATGATGAAGTGCAAGGAAAAGATTGCAGAACTAGAATCAATCTTTGATGAGATTGACTACGCAGCACAGGTGACATACGACTAATGAATATCGAACAGTTCTATAATGCTTGTGCCCAGATGGATTGGTTCTATGATTACTCTGATGACCATTCTGTCTGGACTCGTGGACATGATCGTGACAATGAGTTACGGCGAATCGCAGAAGGTAATACACATCTGAACAAGATTTACATGGACTTCAAGTATGAATACTCTCGTGGGAAGATTGAACGCCCGCAACTATCTGATTACATTGAAGAAATTAATTAAAAAAAAATGAAAAAAGTACTTGACATTTGCTGTGGTTTTGTTATAATAACAGTATAGTCAATAAGAGAGGAATAGATATGAAAAAGATTTTGATTGCGATGATGATGCTTGCTGGTGCGACTAACGCCCACGCATTTGAATTTAAGGTGAACGGTGACACTCTCATCACACAAATCATTCAGCAGGTAGTAACACAAACTGTTGGTGATCAGATGGGTGACGGTAAACACGTTATCGTTCATACAGGTAATGCTGCTCAACAAAAGAAAATAACTACGGTGTTGGACAAGTACTATCTACAATAGTCAAGGTAAAGCAATGCCACAGGTGGTGTGTTACTAATGTTTGACCAACTAAAAGAATACAAAGTTTCTGACTATCTTCTGTTTACAGATGATAGTTTGAAAGGAAGCGAGTACGGTGGTGAAATTGAATATGATAATGGATATGGACTATCTGTTGTTCGTCACGAATCTTCGTACGGCGGCAAACAGGGTCTATTTGAGATCATGCTGACTCGTAATGGTAATCCCTACTCGCTTCCACCTATTACACATGAGTATGATACCGTCAAAGGTTTCCTCACAAAAGAACAAGTGAATGAAATCCTAGAAACGGTTTCAGATTTGCCCGCAACAGTTTAGTTTCGTTTCTCTCTCTGACTGACCCCTTTACGGTATAAATACTGTAAAGGGGTTTTCTTTTATGGCAGATAGTATGTTATCTTATTTTATGGGTAGAGATGGGTTCTCTTGGTTTGTTGGTGTCTGTGAGGACAGGGATGATCCACAGGCGATGGGTCGTGTTCGTGTTCGTTCCTTCGGATATCACACTGAGGACTTAACCAAACTTCCCACACAAGACTTACCTTGGGCACACGTTATGTTGCCACCTACCGCACAGGTTGGTGGGTTTCATAATATACGTCCAGGCGATTGGGTATTCGGATTCTTTCGTGATCCAGACTACACTGCAACAACCTACCATCATGGGCGTCATGCCTGGCATCCCCGCCAACGAATCTGATGCAACAAAAGGATTCAATGACCCTAACTCGCCTGATGCTCCAGATACACAGGATGAAAAGTACAAGAAAGATCCAGACTTTGGGCCTTACCCAATAAAAGATTTGGTTGGTAAAGCAGATACGTCACGGTTGACTTCTGGTTTACTTGATGCTCATCCAGAGATTGAAGCAAGAGACAAAGCGGTTACAGAAGATGTTCCTACCGCAAACCAGAAAAAGATTTTAGGTGATGCAGACTTCACAGTTGATGTTGCATCCAACTGGACTGACAAGTTAGCAACCAATACAGACTTTACCGCAACGTCTTGGAAAGAACCAAAGACTACGGATGACTCCATTCGTGGTAAGGATGCTACTGGAAAGAATCCAGAGACACAAGAAGATAGAGTTCCCCCATACAAAAGACGGAACACAGAGTACCCATACAATCATGTTCTTGAAACAGAGAGCGGACACATACAAGAGTTTGATGATACACCTTTCGCAGAACGTATCTATGAGAAGCACAAGAGTGGAACTTACTATGAGATTGACGCTGACGGAAACAAGGTAACAAGAGTTGTAGGACAGAACTATCATATTATTGCTGGTAGTAACTTTGTTAATATCAAGGGTGATGTAAACCTTACGATTGATTCAAACTGCAAGACTTATATCAAAGGCGATTGGGATATTCAAGTTGATGGTAACAAAACAGAAGTTGTCAAGAAGAATGTTACGGAAACATATGGTACAGAGAATACGGAACACTCTCACACGGTAAACGTAACAGGTAAGAGAGCAGAGACAGTAACTAATACTGTTACGGAAACATATCAAGACGCAAAGACGGAAGAAGTCACTGGACTTGTTTCCGAAACATATAAAGCAAATCAAACAACAAACATAACAGGTACACTAGACTTGGATGCATCTACGGAAGTAGACATTGATGCTGGTGTAATTAATTTGAACTAGGAGACAACATGGGGCAACCAGTAACAAGAGTTGGTTTGGATCAGCACGTTGGGCACGCAAGTCCTACACCTAATCCATTTCATCAAACACCATACGCAACAGGTTCACCAAACGTAATAACGAATGGTGCATTAACTACAAGGATAGGTGACGTTACATCTTGCGGTGATCCAGCAGTCGCTGGTTCTGGTACAGTGTTTGTAAATGGTATCCCTGTCCATCGACTAGGTGACGCAACAGGTGGACATGGAAGTTGGGTGGCGAACGCCTCCGCTTCTGGTTCTGGCAACGTATTCGCTGGGGGATAAAGTAAATGGAAATATTAATAGGAACTATGGTGGGAGCATTCATGTGGAGTAACGCTGAATTCTTTTCTACCGCAAAGAAACAAAAAGAAGCAGGAGCGGAGTGGGTGTTCAATCCAAAGGAACATAATCCAGAAGCACCAGCAATCACTATCAATGAGAACAAAGTTATTTGGGTATTGGAGACAGAGTAATGTATGAGTATAGATGTAAGGTAGTTCATATCGTAGACGGAGATACCGTTGATGTGGATATCGACTTGGGGTTCGGTGTATGGTTGAAGAAAGAACGTATTCGTATGTACGGCATCGACACACCAGAATCTAGAACAAGAGACTTGGAAGAAAAGAAGTATGGACTTGCTGCAAAGAAATTCATTACAGAGATGTTGGATGATGAGGGTGGTATTGTTCTAAGAACAAGAAAGGATGCTGAAGGAAAGTTCGGACGTATCCTTGGAGAACTATGGAGAACCACAGACTTCGCAGACAAATCAATCAATGACTATATGATTGATAAGCGTCACGCCGTTGCATATCACGGACAGTCTAAAGAAGATATCCAAGAACAACATATCAAGAACAGAGAGTTTCACAATCTATAAGTTTCGTTATAAATAGATTGAGGAGATATTAAATGGCAGCAAACCCTACAGCATATAGAGATGCCGAACGCAAGAATGATTCGGATAGAAATGCTCAAGTCTTTAAGGACTTCAATTTTAACTTTACAAGACATCCTGTAACTGGTGACATTGCAAAGTTGACGAACATTTCTGCTGTCAAGGCAAGCGTAAAGAATTTGGTTATGACTAATTTCTATGAACGTCCTTTCCATCCAGAGATTGGTTCAGATGTGCGTAGGGCATTATTTGAAAACATGACACCACAAGTCGCAACAAGACTTGGTAGAAACATTGAAGATGTTATCGTAAACTTTGAACCAAGAGCAGAACTCATTAGTGTTGTTGTTCAAGCAAGAATTGATATGAATGCTTATCAGGCAACAATTACATTCAACGTGGTTAACTCAGAGACAGACGAACAAACATTGAATCTATTTTTAGAGAGACTAAGATAAATGGCAACTAAATTACAAGTCACGGAACTAGACTTCGATGATATCAAATCGAATCTAAAAACCTATATGAAGAACCAATCAGAGTTTACTGATTATAACTTTGAAGGTTCTGCAATCTCAACTCTGATTGATCTTCTCGCATACAATACTCACTACTTGGGTATGAATGCAAACATGGCAATCAATGAAGCATACTTGGATACTGCAACACTTCGTTCTTCAGTTATCTCTCACGCAAAAACTTTGGGATACACTCCACGTTCTGCTCGTTCCCCTGTCGCATATGTAGATGTTACAATCAATAACTCGACTCTTACTTCCATCACAGTTGCCAAAGGAACTAAGTTTACTACACAGATTGATGACACAACATATTCTTTTGTTGTCAATGAAACTCAAACTGTAACGCCCATCAATGGTGTTCTTAGATTTTCTAATCTTGCAATCTATGAAGGTTCTCTTGTTACAGCAAAGTATACGGTTGACAATAATAACTTGGAAAAGAAATATCTTCTTACGGACAATCGTGCAGACACAACCACACTAAAGGTATCTGTTCAGAACTCAGCGTCTGATGCAACCACACAAGTTTATACTCTTGCAACTGACATATCACAAGTGACTGCAACATCTAATGTTTACTTCTTACAAGAAGTAGATGAGGGAAAGTTTGAAGTTTACTTTGGTGATGATGTAGTTGGTAAGAAAGTGAATGATGGTAACATTGTGATTTTAGAATATGTTGTCACAAACAAAGGCGCAGCAAACAACGCAAAGACTTTCTCTGGAACTTCGGTTGGTGGAGAAACAAACATTACTATCGCAACGGTATCTGCTGCCGCTGGTGGTGCAGAACCAGAAACTATTCAATCCATCAAATACAATGCTCCCTTGGACTATGCATCACAGGGTAGAGCGGTTACGACTGATGACTACAAGGTTATCATCCCACAAGTTTATTCAGATACAAAAGCGATTCAAGTTTGGGGTGGAGAAGATAATGATCCACCAATCTATGGACAAGTATTTGTTTCTATCAAAACTACTTCGGGCGTCAACCTAACGCAAGCACAGAAAAATACTATTGCATCATCACTAGACAAATATAACATTGCTTCGGTTCGTCCTACTATTATTGATCCAGAGATTACAAAGATTAAGATGACAACCAACTTCAAGTTTGATTCAAACCTTACCACAAAGACTTCATCTGCTTTGGAAACTCTTGTTCTTAAAACAATAACAGATTATAATACTTCTGACTTAGAAAAGTTTGATGGTGTGTTTAGGTTCTCAAAGATGTCTCGTTTGATTGACGCTACAGACCCATCTATTCTTTCAAACATTTCAACAATTCGTATTCAGAAAACTTTCGTACCACAACTGAACACATTGGCAAAATATGAATTGAAATTTTCTAATGCACTATACAATCCACACAGTGGACACAACTCTGCTATGGGTGGTATTACAAGTTCAACTGGTTTCACTATTTCTGGACAAACAGGTGAACACTTTATAGATGATGATGGTGCTGGTAATCTGAGAGCATATAGTTTAGTTGGTGGAACAACCAGAACATACCTAGGAACAAACATTGGTACTATTGATTATGCAACAGGACTGTTGACATTAAGTTCAATCAACATTACAGGTTCAACTGAAACTGCTGGTATTACTATTACCACTACACCAAGTTCAAATGATATTGTTCCAGTTCGGAATCAGTTGCTAGAGATTGATCTTGCAAATCTAAAGGTCACTGGTGAGAATGATACAATCGAGTCTGGTGGTGCATCTGCCGGAACTGATTATACAACATCATCTTCGTATTAAGGTTTTATAAATGTCTGGACAAGACCCAACATTAAAGAATAAAGTATCGCCGCACATTCAAACTCAACTTCCAGAGTTTGTGCAATCCGATCATCCTTTATTCTCACTCTTCCTCAAGTATTACTATGAGTTCCTTGAAGCGGGTGAACTCGTTGTTACAGGAACAAACAACTATGTGGTTGAAGAAACAATCACAAAGAACTATGTCCTTGACGAAACTGGTGAGAACATTGTCCTTGAAGATTCAGTTGGCAAGTTTACGCTAGGAGAAACCATTACAGGTGCAACCTCTGGTGCAACTGCTCGTATTCTCGTTGATGACTTCGATGACAACAAAAGATTATTCATTACATCTCAACAAAGATTTGAAACTGGTGAAACAGTAACAGGTGCATCATCTGGTGCAACAACAACTGTATCATCTTATCGTGCAAACCCTGTACAGAACATTCAACAACTTCTGGAATATCAAAATCCAGACAATACAGTAGATCAATTTCTCACTGCATTCAGAGATTCTTTTCTAGACTCCATACCTATCAAGCTTGCAGATGGTGTATCAAAAAGAGACTTGATAAAATCAATCAAAGATTTGTATGCGGCAAAAGGAACTTCAGAGGGACACAAACTTTTCTTCAGAATACTTCTGGGTCAAGAGGCACAAATTGACTATCCAGAAAAATATATGTTGAGGGTGAGTGATGGTAAGTGGACAACACCTACAATCATCCGATGCACCTCTGATTCTAATAATGCAGTTCCATCAGACATGACCGGGCAAGTCATAACTGGAGCATCTTCTGGAACAACAGCACAAATCATCAATGTAAATTCTTTCAGTCAAGGATCAGATACAGTTGTTGAGTTTACTCTTAGAGAGGACTCAATACAGGGTAGTGGATTTTCCATATCAGAAACTTTCACAGGCAACACCTTAGACGATAATAATATCATAATGCAATTTACTATTCAAGGAATAGTAACAGGTGTGACTGTTGACGATGGTGGATTTTTATATAACGTAGGTGATAAAGTTAGTCTTGACACTAATGAAGGGAATGGTCTTGCAGAAGTTAAGGTTAGTAAAATTTCATCTGGTTCAATATCAGAAGTTGTCATAGAGGAAACTGGTGAAAACTATGTGGTAGGTGACTCACTTAAATTTACTAATGCTACAAATGAAGGGACAACTAACTCTGCAAAAGCATTTGTTTCAGTTGTCGGTGGTAGAATACTGTCTGAAGAATCAACAACATCTACATCCGAGCATATCATTATTGAGGATGCCACCACAGAACAACTTGGAACACAATCTTTTTTATTAGATGGAACTTCAGTCGCAACTGCAGCCGTTGAACCGTATGCTGTATTTGGAACGGACAGAGAATATAGTGACAGTCAGACTTACTACTATCCCCTATATCTTACAAGAGCAAGAGCAGAGGCAGCAAACACAACAAACGGTCTTGCACACTCACACGTTTTTGATCAGTTTCCTGGCATCGTTTTCTTTATGCCCAGTGACAATAACAATCATGCTAAGTCAACTTATGACTCTGACACATATGATTTGTTTGTTACGAAAGAAAAGACAGTTGATGGTGGAGATGAGATACTTTTAGAAACTAACTTCAAACTTCTTCTTGAAGAAAAAATATTATTAAGCGATAGCTATGGAACTTTGACAGACGGTATAGTTCTGGAGACAGGGACCTTGGCCACTGCTGAGTCAACTGAGATAAACAGAATT